CCTCCCAAGTTCTCTCTCAGACTGACCATGGCCTGCCTGTGTTTGACCCTGCCTCGCTCGAGGCCGTGCCGTGGTTGGTCGATCTGATGGAAACACCGCCAGAGTTCTCCTGGCCGCTGGTGATGACGCCGCCGCATTCCACCGCGGTCGGCAGCTACGGCGACGTGGCCGAACGTTGGATCGAATCCGAGCTGGGGATGACGTTGCGCTGGTGGCAGCGGTTCGCGTTGCGGCGGCAGTATGAGCATGACGCCGACGGCGAGCTGGTGTGGTCGACGGTGGTGGAGTCGACGCCACGGCGGTCAGGGAAGAGCCGCCGCATGTTCGCGGTGGCGATGCACCGGATGGCCGACGCCGACTGGTTCGGTGAGCCTCAGACCGTGATGCACACCGGCAGCGACATGCAGATATGCCGCGAGGTGTGGGCCCAGGGTTGGGCGTACGCCGACAGCCATCCTGGCTGGCACGTGTTGCGCAGCAACGGCAAGGAGACCATCGACGCCCCGGATGGCAGCCGCTGGCTGGTGCGTTCCCAGGATGGGGTGTACGGCTACCCCGCGGGGCTGGCGCTGGTCGATGAGGGCTGGGCGGTGAAGCCTGGCACCGTCGATGACGGGCTAGAGCCTGCCCTGATGGAACGCACCAAGCCCCAGCTTTGGATGACCTCGACGGCGAACCGTCGGGCCACCAGCCTGATGCGCCGTCGGATGTCGACCGCCATCACCGAGATTGGGGATGGGTCGGCGACCGAGGCCGACACGTTGCTGCTCTGGTGGGGGATGCCGCCTGGGGCCGACCTGGACGACCCCGAGGTGTGGCGGGCGGCGAGCCCGCACTGGTCCGAGCAGCGCCGTCGGATGATCGCCCGCAAGCTCGAGCGGGCCAGGGTCGGTGATGTCGACCCAGCCGATGACGACCCCGACCCCATCCAGGCCATCGTCAGCCAGTACGGCAACGCCTGGCCGAACCCTGGCAAGCGGCGGGCACCTGTCGGCTCGCTGGTGGTGGCCAGCGCCCAGTGGGCGAGCCTCGAGGTGGACGCGACGCCGAGCACGCCGCCGATGGTTGCGGCGGTTGAGTCCTGGTATCAGGAGGGCGTGTCAGTGGCCCTGGCGTGGCCTCTGGACGCCTGGCGCGTGCTGGTGCGGGTGTCGGACCACCCGAACGTGCCCGAGGCCGCCAGATCGGCTCTGAGCGTCGGGGCCGATGTGGTGCTGGTGGGTAAGACGCTGGCCACCGATCCCGCGTTCGATGGCCAGCCGCATGTCGAGGCCGTCGGCTCGAGGATGACCCAGACCGCCACCGAGCTGCGCCAGCTCATCGACCAGGACGTGCTGCGCCATGACGGTGGCCCGCTGCTGGCCGACCAGGTCGCCGAGCTGCGCACCCAGCGGGGACCCGAGGGCCCGCGGGTGGTGTCTCGACATCGAGGCGATGCGGTCAAGGCGGCGGTGTGGGCGGTGGCTCGAGCCCGCCAGCCGCGCCAGGTGGCCGCCGTCTACTAGCCTCGAGGCCATGCCGAGCCAGCCACCAACCGCCGAAAAAGACGCACGGGCACGGGCCATGATGGACCGCCTACGGGCTGAGGGTGCCGTGGACGCGCTACAGACCCTCATGCGCGGGTGGCGTGGCGGCAGCGGACACACGGACGGCAACAAGTGGGTCAACTTCACCGACATCAAAGACCTGCTGGCCCGCTACCAAACCCGCGTCATACCGCCCGATGGGTGACCAGGCGTAGTCTGCTGGCCAGCGCCTGAGTCGCGCACCTGGTCATCTGCCCTGAGTCGGCAACCATCGAGCACCCTCGAGGTCGACGTGCCGACTCGCCACCGTCCGCTCAACCAAGCGGGCCGACGGCTGCAACAGCGAGCCCAATACACCCGCGCCACGGGCGACATCCTCGAGAACAGCCCCGACGGTTGGATGAGCGACGGCAACCACGGGCCCGTCTGGTGGCTCGGCATCGACAGCGGCGGCCTGGCCAACCCCATCGGGCCTAACGGGCCCTGGGGATTCGGTGCGAGCGCGGCAGGCCTGCCCATCGTCACCCGAGCCACCAGCCTCATTGTCAGCCCGCTGACCGCCGCACCGTTCCGCCAGGTCGACCTCGCCGACGGCAGCCCGCAACCGTCGGGCCGCTTCCTGACCGACCCCATGCTGCTGAGGCCTGACGCCCGATTCGTTGACAGCGTCTACCCCGCGGTGGCCAAGCTGCCCCGCTCCGAGTTCTGGGGCGCATGGATTCGCTCGGCGCTCTGGTGGGGCGTCGGGGGATTCATCTGCCAGGACGACATGAACGGGCAGCCGCTGGCGGGCACGTTGCGGCTGGTCGACCCAGCCCTGCTGTCGACCGTCCGCGACGATGACGGCACGCTGGTGTGGACGCTGTCAGCGGGCACCAACCAGACCACCGACGATGTCGCGTTCGACCGCGACGGCTACGTGACCCTGGGCGCGGTGACCTATCGGCTGGTGACGTTGCGCAACCCGCACAGCCCAGTCGACGCCGAGGGTCACAGCATGGGCGTGTTTGAGATGAGCCCTGGCGCGTTCGGCATCACCAGGCAGGTGCAGGACTACACCTCCGGCACGTTCCGCAGTGGCGTGCCCGCGGGCTATCTCAAGGTCGACGGCACGGTGGGCGCTGGGCTGACACCCGAGAACGCCCAGGAGCTGCGCACCAACTGGCTGGCCAACCACGGCGGCGACCGCCGCAGCATCGCGGTGCTCAACGCCTACACCAGTTTCGTGCCGCTGAACCTGTCGCCCGTCGACGCCGCCCTGGGCGAGGTGAAGCGGCTCAGCATCGCGGACGTGGCCTACGCGTTCGCGCTGAGCCCCGACAACCTGGGCGTCAGCCTCAGCGGCTCAGCGACCTACAGCAACGTGCGCGACCACTTCCAAGACTTGAAAGACTTTGGCCTCGCCGCATGGATCGCCGCGGTTGAGGACGTGCTCACCGCGCTGCTGGCTGGCACCGCGGGCGTCAAGGTCAACCTCGACGGATTCGCCAACCCGCCAGCATCCGAGCGGTTCGCGGCCTACAAGCTGGCGCTCGACATGGGGCTGCTGACCATCGAGGAATGCCGCCAGCTCGAGGGCCTGGGGCCCGTGCCATCGGACGCCGTGCCCGCAGCGGTGCCAGTGCCTGAGTCTGAGCCCGCACTGGCACCGCCCCAGCAGCGCCACCTACACCTCAGCCAGGCCTGGCGATGAACGGAAGGGCACGCCGATGACCAATAAGAAACAACGCCGCCGCGAGGCCCGCCAACAGCAGCCAGAGGCCAAGCCCAAGGCCACCAGGAAGCGGGCCAGCAAGCGGGCCAAGGCCGAGCCCGAGACCACCGAGGAAGTGACCGAGCCATGACCGCCAGCACTGAGGCCCTGTACGACCTCGAGGCCGTGCACACCAGGGCCGCCCAGGTCGCCGAGGTCGACCCCGACCAGGGGCTGCTCGAGGTGAAGCTGGCCCCGTATGAGGTCGAGGCCGAGATAGGCCAGGGCCTCTGGGAAGTGTTCAGCCGTGGCTGTTTCGCCGCCGCCGTCGGCAACCCGTCACGGGTCAAGGTCACCGACCAGCAGCACAACCGCAGCGTGGTCGTCGGTAACGCGGTCGAGCTGCGCGATGAGGGCGATGGCATCTACGGCACCTTGCGCATCGCCCAGACCGCGGCGGGCCGCGACATCCTGGCCCTGACCCGCGGGCCCAACCCCGTGCTTGATGAGCTGTCGGTGGAGTTCAGGCCGCAGCGCCGACATGCGCAGTTCATCCGCCGCCGTGACAACATCCTGGTGCGCCATGACAGGGCGGTGCTGTTGGGCGTTTCCCCAGTAGGCGCTGGGGCCTACGGCACCGATGCCCGCGTGCTGTCGGTGCGCGACGCCGAGGCCGAGAACCGCCGCGAGGCTGAGCTGGCCTACTGGCTGACAGAGCCGCCCTGGACGCACCATCTGCCGCGGGCGTAGCGTCTGCGCCGTAAGGGCTCAGGGCTAACGCCCGACCCGCTGCACGGCACGACACCCAGCACCGCCTGGCTCAGCCAACGCGCTGCATGGCTCGAGCGTCGGCTACGTCGACGCACGCCACACCGATGGCCGCGCCAGAACCTAACGCCGCCCGCAGTTTGAGCGACGCCAGGAGGGCATCGCCATGGGTAACGCCGTGCTAGACAAGTTGATTCAGGAACGCTCCGAGGTGCAGGCCGCAGCGGTCGCCATCGCCGAGTCGGACACGTTCAACCCCGACGACCCCACCTATGTCGAGCTGCGCAAGAGCGGCACCGACCTTGATGGGCGCATCACCTCGCTGGCCGAGCTGCTCGAGCAGCAGCAGAGCGCCGACGCGCTCGATGCCAAGCTGGCCAAGGCCACCACCAGGCAGCAACAGCGCCAGACCGACCTGGTACAGACGCGGTCGAGCTGGGGCCAGCAGTTTGTCGATTCCGACCAGTTCCGCAGCTACGGGCAGCGCGGCACCTCGAGCCGCCTCGAGCTCGACCTTGACGGCATCGAGACTCGCGCATTGCCGACCAGCGTTGCCGACCTGGTGGCCGCGGGCCTCAAGGGCACCATCGCCCAGGTCGACACCACGCCAGCGCCCGCGCCGACGCCGCTGCTCGACAACGTCAACCGCGTGCAGGTGTCGGGCAACAGCATCGAGTTCATCGCCTGGGCAAAGAAGGCGGGCGGGGCCACCGTGGTGGCCGAGGAAGCTCTCAAGCCCAGCGCCGAGTGGGGCCCGACGGTTACGCCCGCCGTGCTCGACACGATCGCGGTCTGGACCCAGCTCACCCGCCAGATGGTTGAGGACTACGCCACCGTGCGCAGCTACATCGACGGCGAGCTACAGCGCGACGTGGTGCGCGAGGAAGAGGCCCAGGCCACCGCCGCGGTGACCGCCGCCGCCGCCGCCATCCCCGACGCCACCAGCGACTCGCTGCTGGGTGCCATCCGGGTCGGCATCGGCACCATCCAGGGCGCGGGCTACAACCCCAGCGCGGTGCTGCTCAACCCCGCCGACTGGGCGGCCATGGATGTGGGCGTGATGGGCGACACCCTCAACGGGCCCGTCATCCGCCAGCAGTTCTGGGGCCTGTCGGTGATTCCGTCGATGAGCCAGACCGCGGGCACGGCGTTGGTGGGTGACTTCCGCACCGCCATCACGCAGTTTTTCCGCAGCGCGGTCGCGCTCTATGTCACCGACAGCCACGGCGACACGTTCATTCACAATGTGTTCACGCTGCTGGCCGAGCGCCGCAGCAAGACAGTGGTTGTGCGCCCCCAGGCGCTGGTGCAGTGCACCGAGGGCCCGTAAGCCATGGCCACCCAGGGCACGCCGACCCTCGATCAGTTCAAGGCATGGCTAGGCCTCGACGCTGGCGACAACGTCGATGACGCCGTGCTCACTGACTCGCTCAAGGCTGCCCTGGCTGCCCAGGCCATGACGGTGGCCTACCCATTGGCCGACGACACCGAGCCCGACGGCGACGTGACGTTTACCGACGACCTGACCACCGCCATCTGGCTGCGCGCCCAGCGGCTCGCCGCTCGACGCAACAGCCCCGAGGGTGTGGTGGGGATCAGCTCTGGCTCTGGTGACTTCACCGGGGCCAGGCTGCCCGCCACCGATGTCGACGTGGCTCGACTCGAGGCACCCTGGACCGTCATAGGTGTGGCCTGATGGCCGTCACCACCGCCACCGCCGTCGATGTCAGCAAGGGCCTGGCCGCCGCCCTCGCTGGCATCGACGGGCTGCGCGTCTACGACCACGTGGCCGACATCGCCCGCGTGCCGTGCGTGGTCATCCAGTTGCCCACCATCGACTACGCCGACACAGGCGGCACGTTCTGCCGCTCTGTCTGGACCTACCCGCTGCTGGTCATCGTCGCCCGCAACCAGGACACCCAGGCCCAGGCCGACCTGTCGGCATTCGTCAACCAGGTGGCCCTGGCGCTCGAGGACGCCGAGCCGCCCGCGGGCATCGCATCCATCGAGCCGCAGGTGGCCCTGCCCAGCTCGGTGCTCATCAGCGGGCAAGAGCTGCCCGCCTACACGCTCCGGGTCCTGGTCAGGGCCTAGGGAAACCGACAGGAGAACGCACCATGGCCGTCAACTACATCAAGACACTGACGCTCGAGATTGACACCGCAGCGGTTGAGTGCCAGCTCACTACCGCCCAGATCACCAGCGACTCGAGCGAGGGCGCTGAAACGCTTACGACGTTCTGCGGTTCGGAGGACGTGCCAGGCATCGGCAAGTGGACGCTGCACATCGCTGGTTTTCAAGACTGGGGCCAGGCCGAGGCCGTGACCGAGCTGTTGCACACCGCCTACCTGGCAGGCCAGGACGGCGGCGACGACTCGGTGGCATTCGTGCTCGAGGCTGGCGGCTCAACCCGCACGGGCAACTGTCGCCCGACCGAGGACGTGCCTTTTGGCGGCGACGCTGGGGCCGCGTTCACGTTCGAGGGTGACCTGGCCGTCATCGGCAGGCCGACCGATGGCACCACGCCCTGACAACCTGAGGCCACCGCACCCGGCATGGGCGAGGCGCACGCCAGCCGCAACGGCTGACACCAGCACCGCCGAGGCCGCGCCGATGTCGATGGCCAACACCAAGGCCGAGCTGGTGCAGGCCGCCGTTGACCTGGGCTACAGCGAGGCCGACCTAGAGGGCTACACCAAGGCCGACCTGTTGGGGCTGCTCGATGAGGGTTGACGGGCGACACCTGACGCTGACCATCGACGGGCTCGATGTGCAGTGCATCGCCAGCACGGTGGTGCTCGACGCCGAGCCCACCGAGGACGACCTAGTCACGTTCACCGACAAAGAGCAGGGCCTAGACCTGACCTGGTTTCTGGCCATCACCGCCCTGCCCGACATGGCACCTGGTGCGTTCTGGTCGATGCTCTGGGAAACGCTGCCCTTTACGCCGCTCGACTACACCCTGAGGCCGTACGGCAACACCTCGCCCAGCGCCGAGCAGCCGCACATCACCGGCCAGGTCTACGTCGACAGGTCGCCGCCCATCGGTGGTGACGCCCAGACCGCCTGGTGGTTCGACACCAGGCTGACGTGCACCGAGCGCCCCGAGCTGGTGCGGCCATGAGCGACCGCATCCAGGTCATCGTCACCGGCAACGATGAGGTGGCCCGCGCCATGGGTCGGCTCGAGGCCAGCAGCCACGACATGAGCGACCCCATGGGCGCTGTCGGCGAGCGGGTGGTGGCCGAGGCCCAGGGCTACGCCCGCAAGAGGACGGGCGCGCTGGCCGCATCGGTGCGCCTCGAGCGCCGCGCGCTGTCGGCATCCATCGTCAGCGCCCTGCCCTACAGCGGCGTGCAGAACTACGGCTGGCCAGCTCACAACATCACCGGGAACTACTTCCTGAACCGCGCCGCAGACACCAAGGGCGACCAGGCCGCCGACCTCATCGCCGCCGAGATAACCGCCAACGTCCGCAAGGCGGGCCTGGCATGACAGGAAGGACCACACCCATGGCCGTGTCAGCCATCGAGCCGCCCGAGCGCGAGCCCGACACCGAGCCCCAGGGCATCAACAGCCTGACCGCCGCCGAGTCAGCCATGGCCGAACGCAAGGCAGGCCAGAGCATCACCACGCTCGGGAACGACGCTTACCCCCAGGTGGGCCTCATCGGTGCCCTGGGCTGGGTGCTCGCCCGCCGCCACGAAACGCGGCTGACGTATGAGGCCTACATGACCAGCCACAAGGTCGACCAGATCGCCCGCGAGCTGGGCCTGGTCGATGACGACAGCGACGCCGACGAGGACGACAACGACGAGGACCCAAAAGACAGCGGCGACTACGTCTAGGCCAGCTCGAGGCCGAGCGGGCCACCCGTAAAGCCCAGTTCTGCCTGGCCTCTGGCATCGCGCCCAGCGAATACGAACACCTCACCGCGTATGAGGTGGCCGCGTTCATCGAGGCGCTAGAGGAACGCGACAGGAGGTGAACCGATGGCAGGCCGCAACAGCGAGGTGCGCGTTGCCATCGTCGCCGACAACAGTTCACTGTCGAGCAACCTCAAAGACAGCCAGAGCAAGCTGGCAGGGTTCGGGCGGGCCGTCGGCAAGATAGCCCTGGCCGCTGGTGCCGCCGCCGCCGTCGGGCTCGCCGCCCTGGGCAAGGCCAGCATCGAGGCCGCATCAAGCGCCCAACAGTCGCTCGGCGGCACCCAGGCAGTGTTCGGCAAGTTCGCCGACCAGGTCATCAAAGACAGCAACCGCGCTGCCCTCGCCGTAGGCCTGTCAGCCGATGAGTACCGCAGCAGCGCCAACATCATCGGCTCGCTGTTGCGCAACCAGGGCGTGGCCCAGGACAAGCTGCGCGGCTCGACCAAAGACCTCATCACCACCAGCGCCGACCTGGCCGCCACCTACGGCGGCGAGACCAAAGACGCCGTTGACGCCCTCGCCTCAGCGTTCAAAGGTGAGTTTGATCCCCTACAGAACTACGGCATAACGCTGAAACAGAGCGTCATCAACACCGAGGCGCTGCGCGTCGCGCATGTGAAGTCGACAGCAGAGTTCAACAAGCTCAGCAACGCCGTGCAGACCGCTGCCAAGCGGCAGGCCACCAGCAACCTCATTACCAAACAGGCGACCATCGCTCAAGGCCAGTTCAGGAAACAGAGCCAGACCCTGGCCGAGCAACAGCAGATGCTCGGGGCCCAGTGGGACAACCTCAAGGTCAAGATTGGCAACGCGCTGCTGCCCGTGGTCACGCACCTGTTCCAGGTGATGAACAAAGACCTCATGCCCGCCCTGGCCAAGCTGGCACGCCGCTACCTGCCCGAGGTGCGCAAGGCCCTCGACGGCTGGGCCAAGAGCGGCAGCCCTCAGGAGATGATGGCCGCCCTGGGCGACACCCTCGAGGGCATCGAGTGGGGCGACATCGGCGACGGGCTCGCCGACATCGGCGACTCGCTCAAGCAGCTACTGCCGATGCTGGGCCAGGTCAGCGTCGACACCGTGGCCGATGGGTTCACAGTGTTCGGGCTGGCCCTCAAGTTCGCCGCCGACCACGCCTCAACCCTGGCCAAGATTCTGCCCGCCCTGGTCGCCGCGTTCGCGCTATACAAGGCCGCCCAGTTGCTCAACAACGTGGCGGGCAAGGATTCCGTTGCTGGGCTCATCCTCCAGATAGCCCAGACCCGCCAGCTCACCGTGGCCAACCGCGAGCTGGCCGCCTCGCTGACCACCTTGAACGC